CACCATTCTCTGAAAGAATGGATGTCATATTGGTCTTACTGGAAGAAGGTATTCAGAACACCTTCCACACAACCACAAAATAGAGACAGACCTGTATTCCCCGAAGTGTACAAAGACTTTTCGGATGGCTCTTCTCAGAGTCATGAAAGAGATATAGTAGATTTCTTACTAATACTCTTTAGGAATCCAGATATTAGTGCGAATAGTCGAGAATATCTAATGTCCTTTGTGTCGCAAGACGTTAAGGATCTATTCTTTGACTTTGACTTAGAAGCGGAACTCGCTGAATCAACCGAATACCAGGCTAAGTGGTCTGGTTTCTCGGTCGGCGATATCCACTATATACCTAAGTCTGGGACAGACTTCCGTCCTATCGCAGTACCTAATAGACTTTTGCAATCGGGATTAGTCCCTATATACAATCGTCTAAAGTCTTCAGTGCAACGAATCCGTTCGGATGCGACCTTTGACCAAGATAAGTTTGACACGTGGATCCAATCTCGTGTCACAACTGATTCTAGGTTCATCGGTTCAGTCGATTTGTCATCGGCTACTGAATATCTCCCTCTAGATTGGAGTCAACCAATCGTAGACTTACTCCTTTGGACTAGTCCTTCGGAGTGCGATTACTCTTGGCGTCTCTTCAATGAGATGTCTAGAGCTAGTTGGAGAAACGGTACATCTAATATGAGTAGGTGGAAAGTAGGTCAACCACTAGGAAGTTTACCTTCCTTTATGGTTTTAAGTTTGACACATAACATATTCTGTGAGAGTTTATCTCTCATGAATGGCTATGGTCATTCCCCATATCGTATTCTTGGTGATGACATTGTGTTATCATCTAAGAAACTTTATGGTTCCTACATCAGGGAGATGGAGAAGCGTGGAATACCGCTTTCCCACTCAAAGTCTTACTCAGGTAAACTCACAGAGTTTGCTGGTAAGACCTACATCAAGAAGAACATTCCCTTCCTGACGCCTGACCACAACATAATTACTTGGCAGTCATTATTTGACTGGCAGTATTCTACAGGTATAAGGGTTCCTTGGAA